TACCGCACGAGAATTGCCCGACCTGATGATGCTCTCGGCGATGGTCCACCACCACAACCGGGCCGTCCTCAGGGCTCTGACCAGGATGGCTGTGCGAGGTCGACTCGGCGAGCAGGACCAGCCGTGTTTGGCCGCACGCCAGCGTGAGACACGCGCGGCTTCACGGCGTCGGCCCTCCGAGGCTGCTGGACGAGGTGGCCGACGACCATCGGCGCGGGTTCCTCGACGACGCGCTCGTGCGTGGAGCGGGCGAGCTGCCCGACGCGAGGAGCTACTACCGGCCAGCGCTGGACCTGGCCGTCGCCGCCCTGAGCGGGCGCGGGCTCGACCTCGATGCCGACAGCGGCTCGATGTCGGTGGGATCGCTGCTGATCAAGACCGAGGACCTGTTCGAGGAGTTCGTCCGGCTGAGCCTGCAGCGCGCCTTGCAGAACAGCCCGGGATTGTCGGTGCTGGACGGCAACCTGGAACCGGGGAGGCGTCCACTGTACGAGAAGGTCGCGGATGAGAAGGCGGTGTCGCTGCCGCCGTACTCGGAGGTGCCGGGCGCCTCGCCGAACGCGACGCCCGACGTGCTCTTCGTGGACGACGACGGCGCATTCCCGGCGTCGGCGTCGGTCGGCCGAGGACCCGCGCGCGTTCCTGTTCGTCGTCCCGCGGTAGGTCACCATGTCACTACCGTCCCGAGACTGCTACGCCGGAGCGCGTCCACATTGTCTAGCCCGTAAGCCACCAGGCATGACGGTGCTCCGGCGTTAGCCCGTGCCGGTATTTTATCGGCGTCCCAGAACACTAACCGGCCCGCAATGAACAGAACCGCGTCCGCGCGCTCCCAGACATATCGCACAAAAGCCCTGGTCTCAGTGCGCGCGAATATGAGTGCCACGCCATTTCCATGGTTTGCCAGTTTTTCCAGAAACGGGTATGCCTCCGCGCCATAGGGTGGATTCATCCACACACGACCAGTCCACGGCAGCGTAAGACCGTCCTCTCCGTTCTCCAGGAGATAGGTCCTACGAGCCAGATCATGGCCAGGAGCGCCACAGGGGTCCAGGTCAAACTCTCCCAAAGCCTGGACGATAGGGGTAGGTGTGAGCCAGCGGGTAGGTCGTTGCCTAGAACCCGAGTTCTGGTCCTCGCCTCCGAGCCAGCCATTACGTCTGTCAGACATAGAGCCACGTCCGTCCCATGTCGTTGGCGTCGGTCTTGAACACCGGGACCCGGCCGCCGGTCCACTTGAGGAGGAACTCCGGCGGGGTCCGCATGATCTCGGCCACGGCCTCGGCGGCCTCGGTGTCCACCACCAGCTCATCGTGGAGCGCGAGGTGGATGGAGTCACCCAGGCCCGCGGCCTCCAGGCGGACGATGGTGTCGGCCAGGACCGAGTACGCCGAGCCCTGGCCTGGTCGTCTCCGGCACCATCGGCGACGTGCTCGTCGCGCAGTACCGGGTGGACCTGGCCGCCGACGACCTCGACGCCGAGATGGTCACGATGGCTCAGTCGCTCGAAGCGCTGATCGCGGCCACCGGCTGAACTACTTCACCGCGCGTGGGGTCTGCTGGTCGACCATCGGGACGAGATCCACCCCGACTGCGTCACGGCCGAGACCGACCGCCACGCCCAGCGTCGTGCCGGTGCCGACGAAGGGGTCGAGCACGACGCCCCGGGCCGGAGTGCCGTGGCCGCAGTCGGTCCAGCCGCTCGTCACCTTCTTGGCGAAGGTGAACTCGCGGAAGTACCCGCCGAGAACGTCTTTCGCTTCGGCGGCGAGCGCCTGCACGGACTTGCTGTTGCGGCCGGTGCCGGACTGGAACTTCGTGGCCTTGCCGACGTCGGAGACGCCGGTGGCCTGGATGGCGCGGATGTGCTCGTCGGACAAGCCCGCCTCGTCGGCCAGCTCCATCGCGCGACGCGCCTGCGGACGGTTCGGATCGAGGATGCGGGTGCGCTCCAGGACACGGGTGCGGGGTGCGCCGCAGGTCGTGCAGATCTGGGGCGGACAGCCGAGCATCACCGCACGGCGGACCAGCTCCTGGGGGAACGGGGCGAGGTGGGCGCTCATGTTGCGCTCGGGGTTGATGTGCCAGACGTCGCCGGGGTTGGCGCCGTTGCCGTACGTCTCGGCGTACTCGTGCAGGTCGTAGTAGTAGCTCTGCTTCGGGGCGAGGTGGATGACGTACTCGTGCCGGTTGGCCAGCCGGTTCTTCGCCGGCTCGGGCATGCCGCCGTCCTTGGTCCAGATGATGCGGTTGCGCACGAGCCAGCCCGCGTCGACCGCGGCGGCCTCGATGCGGCCGGGGATGCCGACGAGCGACTTCTTGTAGTAGGTGTCGCCGACGTTGAGGAAGACCGATCCGGTGGGGCGCAGGACGCGCTTCCACTCCGCGAGGCAGTCCATCATCGCCGAGACGTATCCCTGCGGCGTCGACTCCTGGCCTATCTGGTCATCGTGGCCGTAGTCGCGCTTCTGCCAGTACGGCGGCGAAGTGACCACCAGGTCAACGGAATCGGCCTTGAGCCGGGTGTCACGAGCATCCCCGGTGACGATCTTCTGCTTGGCCTTTCGCAGCGCCGGCTCCCAGTCCGAGAGCGCTCCGGTGCCGACGACGCCCAGATTGGGCTTCGAGTCGGGAGTGGACAGCCCGCTATCCGGGGCGATCGACATTCTGGTCTCCTTCTCGCGCTGTGACAGTCTCGCCCATCGCGGGGGAGCTAATCGAGCAGACGCGCTGATAGTAGGGGATGGATCGGACGTCGGGTGGCCGCAGTCCGGGCGTCGGGCGGTGGTTTCGGCACCGAGTCTGACCCTAGGTCGGGTCGGCCAGGTCGTGGGCCCGGAGCAGGATCAGTGGCGGATCGAAGGTCGGATCGGTGAGAGCGTGATGTCATCAAGGATCGGCCGATCTTTGCCGCCGACATCCCCGACCACGAACTGTACGATGTACTGAGCCGACTCATCCTTTTCCGCTGGTCGCACTCGATCTACTCGGCATTTCCCCAGGTCGGCATTCGGCCGGCAAGCCGGATTCGGCCCCGATTGGCGAAATCGGCCCGTTTCGGCCCGGTTCTCGGAGCGCGTTGTTTACAGCGCACCGCCCTGACCTGCGACAGGTCATCCGCAAGTGCCAGTCGTGCACGGGCGGGTAAGCGGCCGGAGAGGCCGAAGTGCGCTGTAAACTACGCACTCTCGTAGTGCGGGATTTGAGCCCGAAAACGCCTTCACCCCGTGTCCTGGTGACCAAGCGGGGTAAAAGTCCGCCAGGCTCCCACTGTCGCACCAATGCGGCCATATCGGCGTCACACCCCCGAAATGCCATACATCGTGCGGGTCGACGCCCCGATACTGCGGAGACTGTCGAGTTCCTTCTCCAGAGCCCGAGCTGTCGCCTTCGCGAAGTCGAGCGCGGCGTCGGCGACATCCAGGGCCTCCTGCTCGGCGACCGTGGCCAGCACCGCGTGGTACTTCTTCGTGGCAACAGGCCCCTCGGCAGCCAGGACCGCACGGGCAAACGCCTGGTCAAACGCCCTTTTCGCGTCCTTGTACGTCCTCGTGCGCTCGTCGATGACCCGCACACCCTTGGCGATACGGTTACTGATCTCCCGCAAAGCGTGCTCGATCTGCACCGGGTTCACCGGCTCCGAGTAGTCGTTTTCCCTGCTCACGCCGTGTACCTGCGCACTTCGATGCCCATCTTCTCGGCCCGCTGCGCGAGGTCCGTGGCGCTGGGGCAGTTGCCCATGAGGAAGACAACGACCAGTTCAGGGCCCTCGTCGAGGGCGAGCTGGTTGTGAACCATGCCGTTGACGTGGGTCTTTGAGCCGCTCATCGGCCGGTAGCTGGGAATCAGCGTCACCGGGTTCCCCCAGGTCAACCACTGCGTGACGGCTCGTTGGTTCACCCCCGGCCGGTCCAGGACTATCAGCATGGCATCGTCACCGAGTTCATCCCGGATACCCTTGAGGGCGCTCTGGAAGCCCTTGCGATCTGTCCAGATTCGGCCGTCTACCAGCACTTTTAGAGGGCGCGTCGGAGACTGGCGCGTGCGCGTGGCTTGTGGATTCCCGGTCATTCTCTCTGACTTCTGTTGTCGCCCTTGGGTTTTAGTTTCTCTACTGCTGCGGGAACTGCCCGGTGTCCAGGCAGGTCAGCCCCAGTGCCCGCCACATCGGCGCCGAACGGCAATCCAGTACCAGCCACACGTCGAACTCGGCCAGGGCACCGAACTCGTACAGCTTGTGCTTGAACTCCCCGTCGGTGATCGGCGACCCTTCACCTCGGGTCAGCGTCGGGTCCTTGGTGAGCACGAGGGCCGCCGGGACGCCTTGGGAGTCGAGCCAGTCCGCGACCTGGGCGTACTCGGTGTCCGGCCTGCTGGTGACCACCACGATGACCAGGGTGCGGCGCAGGTCGTTGTGCTGGCGGTCCAAGTCCTTGACCAGCTCGATGACCCGCGTGTCGGCCAGGCAGTCCAGCTCGATGACCAGGGCCGATGTCATTCGGGGTAGCTCGGTTCGCAGAATCGCTTCACAGTGGGGTTGGGGCACCACTCGTGCTCATAGCCGTTGGGGGTGACCCTCCATGTCTGGAGTTCGGGGCGAATCTCCCGGTTGCAGCGGTCACAGAGCGGGATCACAGGTCTTCCTCCTCGCACTTGCAGGGGTACGGCTCCAGCAAGTCTCGCTTCATCGCGGCGTGGACGAACGCGGCCAGGCCCAGGGAACTCACCGGTGTCACCGTCTCGCTCATCGCATAGCCGGTGCCGTGGCTGATGCCGTCGTCGGCCTCCGGGTCGGCCAGCATTGTACGTGCACCCGATGATCCAATCCCCTAGGATCGGGCTGTCGTCGTTGATGTCCTTGAGGTGCGCCACCAGCGCCTTCTCCAGGTCCTTGCGTGTCTGTTCGCTCATGCGGCCATTCTCACCGGCCAGTCGGTATTGAAGTCGTTGATGGTCTCGCCCTTTCGGCTCTTGTACTCGCGGAAGCTCTCGCGCTGCTCCCGGTACGCGCGCTTCTGTAGCTCCATGAGCGCCGGGATGGTCAGCTTCGCCAGCTCCGGGTAAACCCTGGGCATCTTCCACGCCAGGCGTGCCGCCGCCAGCGCGTCGGCGTCGGCGTTGTGGGCGTCCCCGATGCTGACCCCGTAGTGCTTGACGACGTCGGCGAGCTTGCGCGAGCCCTTGCGGAACTTGTCGTAGTGCTTGTCGATGCACAGCCCGTCGAAGATCGGGCCGACCTCGCCGGGCTTGTGGCCCAGCCGGCGCAGTTCGTAGGTGAGCATGGTGAGGTCGAAGACGCCGTTGTAGGTGGCGACGACGAACCCGTCGCCCCATTCGAGCTGGAGCGCGGTCCAGATGCCCAGCAGGCCCTCCTCGTAGTCGCCGCCCTCGGTGCGCGCCTTCTCGGTGCTGATGCCGTGGACGGCGGTGGCGCCCTCGCTGATCTCGATACCGGGGTCCAGGAGCCAGTGATTGCCCGCGACCTCCGAGCCGTTGATGGTCGCGACGTACGCGGTGACGATACGGTCGGCCGTCAGGTCCGGGCCGGTGGACTCGACGTCGAAGCACGCCAGCGGTGACTGGGTCCAGCTCTCGAACGGGGCGATCATGGCTTGGCTCATGCGATCCCCTTGGGTATCCGGCGAACCGCGGCCCACTTGCCCGCCGCCCAGAGGGCGAGTGTGTGGTAGTCACTGTCGAAGACAGCCAGCTCCCCGACCAGGGTCTCGAAGCTCACGGCCTCGGGGAGCCACCAGCTTCGGCCGTCGAGGTCGTCGACCCACACGCCTTTGCGGGGCTCATCGGCCGGAGTACCAGACTCGCTCATTCGTCGTCCTCGCTCCTGCCCTTGAACCGGGAATCGTCACCGGGGAAGGCGTAGGCGGGGTACTTGCGGCTGGCGGAGACCAGTCCGATGTCCTCGGGCACCGCGCACGTGCTCCCCCGACGGTGCAGCACGAACGCGGACAGGCTGGTGAAGGTGACGTGACACCCGGACGCGGCGCAGTGGCAGACCGAGTGACTGGTCCACTGTGCACCACATGAGCAGCGGTTGATCTGTTGAGCCACGAGGTAAGCATATCACGGTATCCCGCAGGAGTATGGAGAGTGGAGATCGAACGATGCTGGTACGAGGCATTTCCTGGTCTCTAAATCCACCAGGTGGGTATAATGGGGTAGCTCACAAAGAGCAACCCCCGGCGAGTCGGCAAACTCGGACCGGGGGTCTGAACGCCTTGAATCGGAGGTCAGCGTCTTGCCACCATTCTACCGAATCCCCGTACTGCTGTGGGACTTTGGAGCATCGCTCGCAAGGAAACTCGTAACCCGTTTCACCACTTGGTATCCCACGAAGGCCCCGTGGGGCATCTCGCAGTGGTTCGCCATCTGGGAGAACGGCGTGCAGGTCGGGAAGGTTGTCGCGATCCGCGACCGGCAGGAGGGCGACGAGTGAGTCGCAGCTACGTCGACCACGACATCAGCCTGCCCTCGAACCGCTTCACGATGGTCCCCCACCACGTCGTCCATGACGTGCGGGTGTCGCCGAAAGCGCGGCTGCTCTGGATTCACCTCGCCGGACTGCGACCGGGTTGGGAAGTCTCCGTAGTGCAGATGGCCAAGGATATCGGGATCGGCAAGAACACGATCACCAGCGGCACCCGTGAGCTGCGGGAATACGGGTATCTCCGACTGGATCGCATCACCGACGAGCGTGGTCAGGTGACCGAGTGGAGGTACGCCGTCTGCGACCCAGGTCCCGGTTTTCCTGATCCCGAAAACAGGGATGGGGACCGTCCCCAAAGTCCGGATCCCGAAAACAGGGATATAGAGAAAGAACTTTCTTCTTCCCTACGGGAAGAAGAACAAGACTCTAGTAAATACTCTCGCGCGAGAGCGGATGACAGCGGGACTAGTCCACTTCCCGACGATTGGGAGCCGACGGACCGGCACCGCACCAAGTGCTCCACGTTGGGTCTTGACGTCGATCGGCTTGCAGCCGAGATGCGCCAGTGGGCCTACGCCAAGAATGTTCGCCGCAAGTCCTGGAACGTCACGTTCAACTCGTTCATCGCCAGGGCGAAGCCCAAACCCACGAAGGCGACTCACGTACCGACGGAAACCTGGGACAACCTGTGAACTACTACGACATCGCGAAATCCGTTCTGCGGACAGCAGCTTCACTCGACCACCGCATTGACTCCTGGTTCGCAGGATTCGACAACGGGACCCAGAAGCTCCACATCTCTACGTGGGCCAGGGTTTTCGAGAACAAGACCTGGCCGCAGGAGGCAGTGGAAGCCGTGTTCGACCACTACAGCAAGCCGAATGCGTTCCGCATCATGCCCGGCGACATCGTCGACTACTGCGCCCGCCAACCGATCTGGTCCTCCCCTGACCACGTGATCTCCACGTTCCGGCGGTACGCCGTCGAGCAGCCGTTCTCGCTGGCGTTCGAGCACTACTCGGGGATGCGCCCCCCGCAGGAGGTCTACGACGTCGGTGCCGCCGACCGCGCTGCCGCGTCCCGGATGGTCTCGGAATGGCTGGAATCGAACCTGGACGAGATCGTCGCCAGCGTCATCAAGCGCCAGACTGCCTCGCCTCGGGAGCTGGGCGCGTGATTCCTGGCGCTACATGCGGAGCCTGGCCAACTTTTGACGCTCTGGGGTCTCCCAGTACCGGGGAGGCGATTTCGTGAACTCCTACACCCGGTTCCTGGACGCCCTGCGGGATACCGGATGCGCCGTCGATGACCATGGCGACCGGGCTGATGCCCAGTCGCCCGGTCACTCCCCCGCCGATCGCTCCTTGAGCGTGTACTACAACCGGCTGGAGGGGCGAACGGCGTTCTGGCCGCACTCGGCCCGCGACACCCAGGAGGGCGTGCTCGATGACCTACGGCTGACCTGGCGCGACCTCTACGACAACCCGGAGGGTGCGAGGTACGAGTACAGCGACGGCCGCAAGGTGTTCCGCTCCCCCGACAAGAAGTTCCACCAGTCGGGGAATACCCACGGGGACCAGCTCTTCCGGGCGAACAGACTCGGCGACGCCGATAAGGTGTATATCGCAGAAGGCGAGCATGATGTCCTCACGCTGGAGCAGGAGGGCGCGGTGGCGACCTGCACCGCGATGGGTGCGGGCAAGGCCGACAAGTTCGACCTGACCCCGCTGTATGGCAAGCAAGTCATTGTGGTGATGGACCGCGACGAGGCGGGAGCCCGGCACGCGGCCCAGATCATCGACCTGCTGGCCGCCCATGCCGAGGTGTCGGTTGTGCAAGCCAGGACGGGCAAGGACGCCGCCGACCACGTGGTGTCAGGGAACTCCCTCGATGACTTCTTGCCCGTCGAGTGGGCACCCAAGCGGATTGCCATCGCCAAGCTCACCCACGCGGTCGAGCGCATGAAGACGATGGACCTGGAACCTGGGCTGGACTTGGTGCGGACCACCGTCGCCGAGTCGGGACCGAAGGCTGATGTCGGCGACCTGCACTCGGTCTACGACGTCCTCATGGAGACCTGGACCGACATTCAGCGCCCGGAGGCTGAACGCAAGTCGGAGGTGATTCCGACCCCGTGGGCGGACCTGAACCGCAAGCTGGCAGGAGGTCTGCACGCGGGGAGGTCGTACATCATCGCGGCCCGGCCAGGACTCGGAAAGAGCATCTGGGTCTCGACGTTCGCACTCAGCGCCGCTCGGCAAGGGTTCTGCGGCCTGGTCTACTCCCTGGAGATGCCACGTACAGAGCTGGGGTCACGGTTCATTGCCGACGGGTCGACGGCCGACTATGGACAGGTTGTTCGCAAGCGGCTCGACAACGACAACTTGGCGCGGGTATCTGAGTTCCTGGGCGGGGTTGACCCGCGCACCCCGTTGACGATCTCCGATCGCTCATCCATGACATTGAGCAAGATCGCCGCCGAAGCGCGGTCGTTCAAGGCTGAGCGCGGCCGGCTGGACTTCATCGCGATCGACTACCTCCAGCTACTCAAGCACCCCGAGCGGGACCGACAGAAGGCCCTGACGGAGATTTCTCGCGAGGTGAAGATTCTCGCCGGGGAGCTGGAGTGCGCGATCATCGAGGTGTGCCAGCTCAACCGTGGTAGCGACAAGGACAAGCGCAAGCCCGTGATCTCCGATCTTCGCGAAAGTGGTGCCCTGGAACAGGATTGCGACGTGTGCATCCTCCTGCATCGCCCCACCAACGAGGACGGTTCGGGCACCGGGGACGTCGTGCTCATCATCGGCAAGAACCGCACCGGACCGCTCGGCGAGGTAACCCAGCCGTGGCAGGGGCACTATGCCCGGATTGGTGAGTATGCGCGTTAATATCCATCCTCCACCACACGACAACAGATACAATGAGGCGTACAGATAGGAAACCCGTTGAAGTACACATGGATTGACATCGGCACTGGTGATACCCACACGCTTACGCCCCAAGGGGCACTGAAAATCTCCCGGACCGGCGAGGTGTGGTTCTACCGGCACGGCCACGGCACCCTGCGCTTCACCGTCGAGCGCGTCGAGGATGAGCTGCCCTGGCGGCACTGGGCGCGCGTCATGGGCAAGCTGGCCGAGCACTTCGAGCTGGCTGAGCGGGGGGAGCTATGAGCCAAACTATCGAGGTCGTCGTCGGGGCTCTCCTGGCTGCTGACGCCGCCGAGGATGTGCAGCCATGACCTGCTACGCCATTCCCGGCGGTCACATCTGCTTCACCGAGGCCGAGACCGTCAAGCGCTACCCCGACGGAGAGCGTTGGTGCTTCAAGTGCCGCGCTCGCCGAACCTTCACCCGCGCCAACCACTTTCCCGCCCCGACCTCGTGGCGCGACCCGTGGACAACGGTCCAGTGCGACGAGTGCGGCACCGTCGATGGCGACCTGTTCCCCGGCCGTAGTAGGGGGTGGGAATGAGCATATGGTTCGACCCGCACATCGGGCTGAACTCGATGGGGTACTTCATCGAGATTCGGCGCATCCGTAACCACGCCAAGCTCCCGGCCACCAACCCCGACGCGGTGAATATCTACTCGGTGTCCGTCGACAGGGATGGAACTCTGTTGGGCGAGTGCACCGTTGAGCACCGGTATGGAGACGGCGGGCTGGTGTTGATCGCAAAAGCGTTGTCCGCGTGGACTTCCAATATCCATTCTCCTGTGCAATAATGGATACTGGCAATTCAACAGAGAGGCATCACGTGACACACATCTGGCAGACCCCGAGCGGGGCGCTCTACCTGCCGATCACCGACCGGGGAGACGAGCGCTACGTCGAGATTCGCCCCAGTGGCCCCGGCTGGGCGATCAATGCGCTGAATGCGGTGGAACTCCCCGAGGATGCCGTTCAGATGGCAGCCCCCCGCGTCCTGGCGGCGGCGTATGAGCGGGAGGATGCGCAGGTCAAGCTGATCGGCAGCCTGGAGCGGCAGATCGACCGGCTGCGGGTGCAGCTTGACGAGAAGAAGAAGGACGAGCAGGACGCCAGAATCGCCAAGGTCGCAAACGTACTCTACGACGCCAAGTTTGGCGACGAGTATGAGCCGCTGTCGACGACCGCCGAGCGGATCATCGAGGTGCTCGATGTCGATGACTGAGGCATGGGGGCGGCGGATGGACCACCGCGACGGGCACGACCCGATCCACCACCCCAGGCACCACACGAGTCACGCCTGCGGCATCGAGGTCATCACCGTCACCCGGCACATGCCCTTCGACATCGGCAACGCGATCAAGTACGTCGTCCGCGCTGAGATGAAGGGAGGGCTGGAGGATTTGCGCAAGTCGGAAGTCTATCTGACCGACTACATCAACCACCCGCCGAAGTTCTCCTGGCTCTCGGTCCGCCAGGCCAAGTGGCTGCGCACATTCGCCGAGGCTGAGCCGGACCCGATCAAGAAGCTGTTCTTCGAGGCAATGGCCGTCCCCTCTCCTGAGGTCGCGCGGCTGCATGTGAGGGAGATGATCTCGCGTGCCGGTGGGTGAGCATCCGCGCTGCCCCGAATGCGGTCGCGTGATGATCGCCTGGAATCGGGTCTGCGCGGTCTGCACGCTCGCCAAGAACACCTAGACGGGGTCCGGCACCGCATGGGGTTGGTGCCGGACCCCTTGGCAAACAACAGAGAGAAACCGACGACACTGACCACCACCATGATCGCCACCTCGCCGATCGACCCGATGCGTGTGTTCCTGCACGCCGCCAAGCTCCTCGACGAGGGGCTGGACGCCGAGACCATCCTCGCCGAGCTGGGCATCACCGCTCACGCCGTGTACACCGCGTACAACCGACAGCGTCGGCCGTTGCCGGACGAGTTCCGTGAGGCGCATGCCGCATACAAGGCGTCACGGCGGTGCGCGTCATGACCGGGGTGTGCAGTGTGGCCGGGTGTGCACGCCCCGCCCGCTACGTCGCCCGTCAACTGTGCTCACCCCACTACGCGCGGTGGCTGCGGCATGGCGACGTCCAGGCCGACAAGCCGGTTCAGCCTGCAGTACCGGAGCGAACCATCCCCATCGACGTGGACGAGCTGCTGCGGCTACGGGGCGCCGGGTGGACAGTCGCCGATCTCGCCGACCGCTACCGGTGCACCCGCCGCACCATCAACCGGCGCATAGCCGCCGCAGGAGCCGCCACCCCGGCCCGCCCCGTCACCCCGGCCGAACTCGCCCGCATCCGGGCGCTCGCAGACGCCGGTGTGCCCGGCGCCGAGATCGCACGCACCGTCGGCCGCGCCCGCGAAACCATCTACCACCACGCACCCCACGCAGTCCGCCTCACCCCATCCGAGACCGCCATCATCCGCCACGCCAACAACGCACTCCGAAAGGCTCACCGATGACCCTGTGCACCGTCGACGGCTGCGACCGACCACACTCCGCACGCGGACTCTGCCGCACCCACTACTGGCGCCTGCGCAATCACGGCACCGTCGCTGATGACCTGCCGATCAGCCGCCACACGATCCCCCAAATCCGGTGTCCTGCTTGCTGGCTCGACATCCCCAACCAGACCCCTGTCCCCTATCACGCTGATAGCACGGGGATCACAACGTGCCCGGCATCCGGCCAGGCACTTACGAGAGAGAAGGAAAACGCATGACCGACAGTAGGATTCCCGACGTGTACCAGCATCCGGACGGGCGGATAGCGATTGACCGGCGACCTGGCAACTACGGTGTGCTGGTCACCGATGCCAGCGGGTGGGTTACACCCGAGGTGCATCTCAGTGTCCCGGCCGGTTTCGTGCGGCTGGTGCCGGAGACGGAGGCCGGTGCATTCGTCGGCGACGACCCCGCGCTCGCCGCATACCGCGCCGAAGCTCGGGAGGCGTGGGATGCGGCTCGTCGGGTCATCCCGAAAGCGCCGTACAAGGCCGCATCCATCGCCGAGGTGATCGACACCCTCGGCCAGCAGATCGCCGAAAAGAATTGGAAAATGAGCAATTCCGGCCTCGCATACTCCGAGCTGTGGAGAGCTATTGAGACCCATCCGGGCGTGTGCGGGGTGCGCATGGTGTGGGAGGACGACCCGCTCAGTCCCACCGGCCGACGTCCACGGGCAGAGATTGAGTTTCGCAACTCCCTCGTGGAGAGAGGCGGACGAAATGACTCGTGGTAAGTGGCGGAAACTTGCCGCCGCTGCCCTCGCAGCCCTCGAAGCGATGGAGGCGGGGACGTCGTGAGCATCCGCCTGGGGTACCAGGTCCACTGCGACCGCTCTGACTGCAACCGGCACGCCGAGTTCGTGTGCGAGCCCGACGAGCTGTGGGAGCAGATGCGCCATGCCGGGTGGACCGTGGACCGGCGGTCACGGCACTTCTGCGGCAGTCACGGGACACACGCGAAAAAACACGATGGCCGCCCCCTAACGAGGACGGCCACCATGCGGCATTTGGCACCCGTAAGGGCACCCAACAGAAAGGAAGCCGATGAGAAGTCGACCACCTGATAACGAGTCTACACCACACAATGGAGTTTCCGTGAACACCCCGCTCGACAACGCGGCTATCGGCAGGCGGCTGGAGGAGCTGCGACACCTGCGCGGACTCACACGCGACCAACTCGCGGCGAAAGCGGTTGTGCACTGGCCGAAGATCACCAGCCACATGCTCTACCACGCCGAGACCGGCCGACGTCAGATCAAGTACGCCGAGGCCCTGGCCCTGGCGACCGCACTCGGAGTCGAGCTGGACGCTTTCGACCCTGGATGCGCTGTGACCATTCATGGCCCAGGGGCAACGGCATGAACCTGGAAGAGATCGAAAGGGCCCTGCGTGAGGTGGGCGTCCCTATCGGCCCCGACCTGGACGCGGCAGCCGCCATTCGGACACTGGCGGGCACACCGCCGCACTCGCTGGACCCCGGCGACCCCGAGTGCCTGCGGGAGGTGGCCGACTTCCTGTCGAAGTTGGGCGAGCACGACACCTGGGTGGGTGACGATGACCGGGTGTGGTCGCCCAACGAGCTGCGCCAGATCGCCAAGGAGCACGACGAGGTGTACGTGATCGCGGCGCAGCGTGCCCACAAAGTGCAGAAGATGGCGCAGGCGATCGCTGGTCTGACACTCAGTACCGGCAGGATCGCTCCGGCCATCTGCCGCGCCGCCGCCGAGGCTGCACTGGCCGCACTCGAAGAACTGGAGCAATCATGACCCCCGTCTACGACGGCTACCCCGTGTCGGCTGTTGAGGCCCTGATCGACCACCAGATCGCTGGCACGCTCGGCGGCGATGCAGTGGCCTACTGCGCGTGCGGATGGAAGAGCATAGATGAGGCCCCCCTCGGGGCAGCGTGGGCTGCGCACGCACAACACCTCATCGACATACCCGCAGCAGCCGGATACCGGCTGGAGCGTAACGAGAACTGGCACCCCAATGGGTGACCCGAACTACGAGCGCCGCAAGCGGGCGTTCGTCGAGCAGCCCTTCGCCGAGGCGACCCAGACTCATCACGAGCTCACCGAGGACGCCAACGGAAACCCGACAGGCGTCGCGGCAGTCCCCTCCCCGGCTGCGGCCACCTTGTTCATCACCCGGCTACTGGTCGACCTGACCTGCGTCCCGCCGGGGGAGGACCGGATGCTCGTGCTCAAGCACTGGTTCGAGTGCCTGGACGGGAACGTGACGTCGATGTGCAGCATCCTGATGGGCGCATTGATCGACACGCTTTCCGACTGGGAGGCCCGCCCCGGCGATCTCGAGGCAGCCGAACGCCTGTGGTCCCTGCGTGTCTTGCCGGACGGGACGCTGCGATGAGTCGGCCTCCCCGCAAGACGCCGCAGTACGACCTGATCGCGCGGCGGCAGATCGAAGCCGGGCAGATGTTCATCGACGGCCTGAACATCTCACAAATCGCCCGTGCGCTGGGGTGTCATCACGACTTGATCCGCAAGGACCTGATCGCGATGGGCCTGATCAACCCTGGTGTCCATGGAACCGTTGCCGGCTACCGGCGGCACCTGCGCAACAACGAGTGCCCGTGCGACCCGTGCGCCGCCGCCGCCCACGAGAAGGAGGCGGCGCGCTGAGCTAAGCAGGAGACGGCAGTTCCTCCACCAGCCGAGCCATGAGTAGCGAGCGTTCGGCCTGCGAGAGCCCGCGTAGGCGGGTGACCACCGCGAGGGTGTCCACTTCCAGCCGGTCGGCCAGCGCGCCGAGCCGATCCTGGATCAGCAACCCGGCCTCGAGCGCGAGGGTGTCGAAGGCGATCAGCCGACGGGCAGTCACCTGCTCGGCTTCCTTGACGTCGATGTCGGGGTCGTCCAGGTGAACGATCTCCTGAGCGAGGGTGGAGCGGGCCTCACCGGCGGCGAGCTTGGAGTCGAGGTAGAGAGTGGTGCCTTCCCATTCTGCGAAGGCATCCCCCGGCAGATCACGTTGCCCCAGTGTGATTTTCGGGTGGCGGGCAGCGAGGTCGGTCCAAGGGTCGTAGGGCTGAATGTCCATCCACTCATGATAGAGCGTGGAATGGGGAATGTGCGATCAGCTGTTGCCGGGTCGTTGACCCTTGACGGTGCGCGGCGTGGGCCGAAGTTCCATCGGGTCAGAGTGAGCCTCGGCGAAGCAGGCAATCAACTCCAGGGCCGCCTTCCATTCGCGGCGCGTGAGCTTGGAAACGTCAGCGGGCAGTGTGCGATTGGGTGTCGGTCGGCCCCAGGCTTGCCCGCACCATCCGGCTACGGTCTGTGGCGTCCGGCCCAGCGCCCCGGCCAGCGCGATAATTGCCGGGGCTTTGGGCCGGGTCTTGCCGTCGATGATGTTGGCAATGGTGGTCTGCGCAAGACCGGACTCGGCAGAGAGCCTGTTAATGACAGGTTCGTCGGCGACTCCGGTGAACCCGGCTTTCACCATTGCCGAGTACCACGGCTCGGGGATGCTGCGTGTGCGTGCCATATCCATATCATGCCTGACGAACTAGAGATTGAAATCCGGGCCTACCACCGAGTCGGGTGGAGATGACATCGGGGTAGTTCGCATCGGCGCTGGCACGCAGGCCGTGCAC